ACCTGCGGCAACAGCCACGGCACCGAGTGCCACACCTACGGTTTTGAGAACCTTGCCGAAGCCTTCAAACTTACTGCCGGATTCCTCTGCTGCTTTGCCGCCCTCCTTGATGGCTTTCTCATTTTCGTCCAGCTCACGGTTCATATCGTTGAGGGCGGCCTCGGCATTGTTGAGTTGAATCTGCCAGTTCTGGGTGCGGCGGTCGTTCTCGCCGAAGGAGGTGGCGGCATTCTGCAGAGCCTTGCGAAGAGTGTCGATTTTTGTAGTCTGCTCATCGATCTCTTTTCGCAGCACCTTGTTCCGTGCGGCGAGAGCCTCCACGGATTTATCGTTCTTATCGAACTGAGAGGTGGCGAGCTTCATTTCGGAGCCGAGCACCTTGAAAGACTGGTTGATGTCTGCCAGTGCTTTTTTGAACTCCTTTTCTCCCTCAAGACCGATCTTCAGTCCGAAACTGTCTGCCATGTACCGTCACCTCCTTTGGATGGCATGATAAAAGCACCCTCTCACCGAGAAGTTGGGACGAAACCGTCCGAAGTTCTCGATGAAAGCGTGCTTGATGGTATGAAAAAGGAGCGACCTCGAAAGGTCACTCCTCAACTATTGGTATATCCGAATGTCAAATGCCGTTTTTCTCTCTGATTGTAGACAACGCTGCATCTCCGTCGGTTACACGACCGGCTTCCACATCTTCCATGCCTTCAATAAGTTTTTGTGCTTCCGAGGCTTTCTCGTGGAGTTCAATGCCGTCCAATCCCTTACGGATATCCTCAAATGCCTGTTCCAAAGGAACCGTATGTCCAGTCATTGCCTCGGCATAGCCCTTCTCCAATGCTGCATCCAGTTGCGCATTCGTCATGCGACTGGCATTCAGCGGTAATTCCGGCAGTTTCGCTTTGAATGGGATTCCGCGCTGCAGCACGATTTGCTTATAATACATGGTGATTGCAATGGAAACAGGAATTCCGAGAGCGCTTAGAATTGCTTCAGCCTGTTCTTTGAGTTCCGGTTCGATTCGCACATACAGATTTGATGATTTGGCCATCTTGACACCTCTTAACGCATTATCATTCGCTATTTATTATACACGAATGTGCGCACAATAGCAATACAATATCAGATTCCGTCCGGGATAATGTCGTCGATGTAATGCTCTCGTGCCGGGGTGGCTTGCCCGTTATACTGCTTATGGCATTCCCACAGATCCAACAGAAGTCCAAACGGCATCAGCCACACCTCATCTTGGCTGAGATGCAGGTGGGCAAGACCGTAATAAAGAAGCCGGGTAAACAGCTCCGCATCGGAGACCGTTACCCGACTTGCGCGTTTTTTGCGTCTTTCTCACTTTCCACATTCCGCTTGGTGCCCTTGTAGAGAGCTTCCGTAATGGCGGTTTTGTAACCGGCGAGGTCGAGGGGCGTGGTCAGAAGCTCCACCACATCCTCCGTGAGCAGCTCCTGGGGATGCTCTTTATCCTTGAGGTTGTGGACAAGAATACTCTGATTTGCCAGAAGCGTGATGAGCCACACGATCTCTCCGATGGCCATTTCAAAGTTTTCGGATTTCGTCAGCTTCTCACCGAGGTTTTCCAGACCACCGTAGCGACCGGCGATTTCCTTGGTAGCCTTGGTTGTGAGGAGCAGCGTGTACTCCTCATCACCGATGTTAATGACTGCGGTTCTTTCGTTATCCATTGTGCATTCCCTCCGTTAAGTGGTCTTTTCGGACGATGCGGTATAAGTCGGCTCGTAGACTTCCTTATACCAGCCCGTGATGGTCGCAGCGGGCGTGTCACCCTCCAGCGCCTCTGCCTTCCACGGATGCTTGCCGCCTGCGTCTGCTTTGTTGCGGCGCAGGATGGTGCCTTCAATGGTCGGCGTGGAAAAGGTAATGCTGTCGCCCTTGGTGGCAAGGTTGGTTGCCGGGATACCGAATTTCACTCGGTACAGCCAGTAATACTTGTACTTGCCGTTGGACTTCTTAGCACGAAAGCCCACCGCCACGGGATCACCGCCGTCCTCGGATGCGGAAATGAGCACTTTGTTTTTGTCGATGGTCGCGCCGGTGAGGTCGGATGCCGCCGCAGAGCCGATATCGTCAATGCCGAGGGAGAGCGTGCCGGATTTGAATTCCTTCACGATCTCCGAAGCGCCGTCATCGGCATAGAGCGTCGCTTCCGCCAGTTCCACCGAAAGGTCAGCGGAGATGGCTTTGGCAAGCTGGGACGGCGTACCGTAGGTTTCCTCACCGGCATCGTTCTCGGTGATTTTTGCGTAATACAGTCTGTCAAGACCGATGGTCGCCATAACTTATTCCTCCAGTTCGTAGATTTGCGCCACATCAATGGCGTAGTGATGGTAGCCGGTCTCGGTCTCAAAGCCGATGTACCGGCGGTCGGTAATATAAAAATCCGCGCCCAGCAAGGCACGGACGAGTGCATTTTTCAGTTTGGTGTAGCTGCCCTTTGTGAAGAGAGACAGCCGTGCCTCCTGCGTTTCACAGCCGGGAGCGTTGTCCGCATGGAGATCGAAGCTGTCCGACAGCGGTGTGATGACCAGATAGGTGTCCGGTGCTTTGCCGGAAAACACACCCGTTTCCACGGACACGCCGCAGCGTTCAGCGATAGCTTGTAATTCGGATAGCAGGCTCACAGCTTTCCACCTCCTCGTCCATTGCCTTGGTCATGGCATCGATGCATTCCTGCCGAGATGCCGTTTTCGCAGGTTTCAGAAACGGCTTTGCAGGCTGACCGTGCTTGCCGTATTCGAGAATGTTGGCAAGTTTGGCATTGCTGCCGCCGTCCGAGCGAGGCTCAGCGAAACCGACCTTGATGTCGTGGTTGCCGTCCCGGTTCAGTTTGGAGGGCGAAAGACCGAGCGCACCTTCCAGTTCGCCCGTGGTGCGGGATTTGGACTTTGTCCCTCTGCCGATAACGGAGGAAAGATTGCTCTTGACCTTCTTCAGAACGACCTCGCCACCGGCCTGCAGGACGGAATCCGCCACGCTGTCAAAGTTGCTGCCGAGTTTGGAAATCTTTAGGAGGAAATCCTCCGGCATTTTCATGTCGCACTTAGCCAACGGTCGGCACCTCCTTCTTCGCCAGCACCTCAATGTACATCCCACGCCCCTTTACATCCTCTACGGACACAATGTCGTAGCGGCAGTCATCGCAAATGAGAAACTGGTCTGTGGTGATTGCCATCCTCGGAATACGCCGAAAGCGAAAGAGATCGGTCGCTTCGCTGAATGCAGCGAGGTTCGCCCAACGCTGACTGCCGTGCCGGCCTTCCCGGTACACACGGACGGAAGCGAGGATTTCATCCTCGGAATGGGTAAAGCCCTCGCTGTCCTTGACCTGTCTTGTTTCCACGATGTCGGCAAAGCCGTTCATCTTTCCGAAACTCATACCTGCCACCGCCTATCCAAGCGGAGCAGCAGATTGACCGTGTTCCACACCTGCTGTGCCGCTCCGGTGTTATCCGCAAAGAAGCCGCCCGTGCTGCCGTCCCGGCTTTCATAGAAGTGGGACGACAGCATGATGACGGCTTGCTCCGTGGTGGGCGGCATGGGGTTCTCTTTGTAGTAGCCCTCCGGGATGTGCTGATAACTTTCGGCGTAAGAAACAGCGGCGGTGATGTAGCTTTTTAGCAAGGCATCATCCACCGTGTGTTCCAGTATGAGGTTGGCTTTCACTTTGGAAAGAAGCTCGTCCATCACCGCCGCCTCCTTCCTTATTCGGTTTTCAGCTTGAGGATCTGAACGGCTTCGGGGAGAATGAGTTTGCCGTCCACACGCTCCTTAGCAACGAAACCGATCATACCGTTGCCCGCGAACAGCTCGTTGAGCTGCTTGAAGGAACGGGTGCCGCGGTCGCCGATGTTGTAATAGCTGTAATCACCGAAAGCGATAGCGTTCTCCGGCGCATACGCAGAGGTATGAACCGTGTAGCCGAGAATGCGGTCGGGCTCGCCTGCCTGGTAGGAAGGCTGCCAGATATACGCACCGTTGTTGTCCTTCAGCTTGCGGATCTGCGCGATAGTCTTGTCGTTCATGATGAAAGAGGCAGACTTGCGGTAGGGACGCTTCAGTGCATGGATGAGGGTGATGAGATCATCACTCTTAAGTGCTGCAGTAAGCGTTTCTGCCACATGACCACCGCCGGTCTCCGCAAACAGGCCAAGCGGCTGACCGACACCGGTGCCGTTGAGGAATGCGTCCTCCTCGGCATTGGCGAGTGCCTTGCCGAACTCGGTGAGAATGTAATCCTCCAGCTTGAAAGCATTGTCATAGAGCAGTTCCTCGGTCACCTTGATGGCAACATGGAGCTTGTGCGCGTCCAGAAGGATCTGTGCAAAGGTTGCGTCACCGAAAGAGAGTGCGCCGCCTTCCTCAATCCACGCAGCGGCAGGTGCAGTCGCCGCAATGTTGATT